AACTCATGATATTTATTTGAAAAAACAAAATGACCTTCGGACAAATAAAAACGGCAATTGAAAAAAATTTGTTGGAATCTTATAAAGACCAAAACGAGTTTAAAAAATCACTAAGAGAATTCAAACATAATGTTTTGCGTGATAACAAACTTTCAAAACTTTATTCGATATATGAACAACTATCTACGCCACAATCCTTGTCAGAATCAGACGCAAATGAAGTTCTTAACGAAGGTTTAAGTTTAATTTCTAAGCTTCTTCCGAAAGTAAAATTGCCACAAAATTTATCTGAGACTAAAAATGAATATCAGGATATTGATACTTTAGTTTATACATCGAACTCGAACTTAGTTGAGAGAGTGGAGTGTAAGAAAAATATTATTAAGGTCTTAAAGTCACAACCTCAAAAGTTGAAAGAGTCTGTGAAATTACCAATTAATAGTATGGTAAAAATTGCAAATCAGACCTTAGACAATTATATTCAAAATATGGATGAAAGTAGTAGAAAAATTTTCATGGAAATTATCAAATCTGATAATGAAAAATTGAAAGAAAATTTTGACACTCTCAAAGAAAATACTCTAAATAAATTGAATGTCCTTTTGGAATCTGAGAATGAAACTGAAATGAAAAGTGTTTTAAGTGAAACTATTCAAAAGATAAAATCTGATGAATTCACTCAAATGAACTACGTGAAATTAATTTCTTTAGAAAAAAGTTTATAGTCCCCTTTTAAGTTTTTCTGTGTATTTTGCCTTCAAAAGTTTTTTTCTCTTTTTAACAGACTTTTTTTCAAATTCTTTTCTTTCGTTTAAAATTTGATTTTGTTTTGTTTTGATAACTTTTGACTTTAAAAGTTTCAAAGCTTTTTCAAGATTGTCCTGTTTTTTGATTTCTATTATTAACATAATCAAAGAATAAATATTTAATAAAGGTCATTTTTTTTGACCTTTAATATTATTACACTTATTTTTATTGAAAATAAACGTTTTATAATATGAAAATTAATGAAAAAAGGGAAAAGTGTAAAATTGAATTTATATCCACCGATTAAATCTTCTTATGGTACTGTAGATTCAAAAAATTTAAAATCAATCTATATCAACATTCAATCATGGGTAAGTCCTAAAACAGATTATGATAATTGGAATCGTATTGTTTGTAATCTAAGTAGAGAAATAAAACACTCTGTTTATAATTCTTTACCACAAAACATTTTCACCGAAAAAAGTATTGTAGATTTGGACCTTCGAACAAGTGGAATTTTACATGGTAAAAAATCATTTTTCAATCTCGAAGTAAATTTATTTACAAATGAAAATATAGATTTCAAATGTCCGAAGCTCAAAGACGGGGTTAAGAAAGTTGTGAAAAATATATATAGTCAGAATATCATCAACAACAAATATTTTGATTTTTCAAAATCAAAAACTAATTAGTCCCTCACAGTATATTTATCTAAAAAACCTGATGAAGAAATTAAGAATTTTAGAAGCAAATGAATTAGGTCATGGAATTCTAATTGAGATGGATGCGGGATATGTCTCTCCAAGGGACGAATATAATTCGAAAGTTTTGGCAGAGGCTAAATCTATGGATTATAGAAATCCATTCGAATTTTATGCGGTATTACAAAAATATAATACACCAAACAGAAACGGCAGATTTTATCCTGAAAATATATTAAAAAGAGAAGCTGAAAAGTATAAAAAAATTATATCGAAAGGTTTATCGACTTCAGAATTGAACCACCCCGAATCATCTCTAATTGATTTAGATAGAGTATCACATTTGATTACTGATATTTGGTGGGACAAAAACATTCTTATGGGTAAATTGAAACTTCTAACAACTCCAGGTTTTCATGAAAGAGGAATTGTTTCATCCAAAGGAGATGTTGCGGCTAATCTCATGAGACAAGGAGTCACTATGGGTGTTTCGTCAAGAGGAGTAGGTTCACTAAAAAAGGTTGGGGAGAGAAACGAAGTACAGGATGATTTTGAATTGATTTGTTTTGATTTAGTTTCTTCACCATCTACACCTGGCGCATATCTTTTCAGTGATGTTAATGAGAGAGAAAAATATGAGGAAAATTTAGAAGAAGAAAAAAAATTAAGTAGTGAGGTAATATCAAACAAATCGCTTGATTTGATGAAAAAATTATCCGATTATTTAGGAAAATAATTATATGGACGAAAAATATTTTGTAGCAAAAATTCAGTATGAATTACCTGATGAAGCAACAGGAAAAATTAAAAAAATTAGAGAAGAGAAGTTAGTAAAAGGCTTCTCTGTGACAGATGTGGAAGCTAAAGTCACTAAGAGATATGAATCTTTCTCTCATGATTGGCGAATAACCTCTGTTTCTGAGAGTAAAATCGACGAGGTAATCGAAAAATAAAAAAGTGGTCTAACGACCACTTTTTTTTTATATTAACTTTTTTTGTCTTTTTACTCCTTGAGAATCAAACTTTTTTAAGTTGAGTAATATTTATTAAGAAAAATTAATAAATTTCTATGCAAGAAAATAAAAATTTAGTGGAAGAGGCGCTCATTCAAATGAAAAATGTTGAAGAGGCAATCGCCGAAAATGCAAAAGGAATACTTGCTTCAACGATGAAGGAAGAAATCAACCAATTAGTAAAAGAATCTCTTTCTGAACAAGAAAAGGTTGACTTAGATGCAGATGTAGAGGACGACTCTGAAGAGTTGGACATGACTATGTCTGTAGATAACGTGGATGACTCACTCGAAGATGAAGAAATCGAAATGGGTGACGAATTCGAAGACACTCCAATTGACCTCACAGGTGCTTCAGACGAAGAACTTTTGAGAGTTTTCAAAGCTATGGGTGAAGAAGATGGAATCATCGTAAAAAAAGATGATGATGAAATCACACTCAAAGATAATGGAGCGGATACTGAGTATCTAATAAAAATGGGTGAATCCAAAGAAAAACAACAAATCATGAACGAACAAATGGATGAAGCAACAATCGACGACATAATGGCAACATTATTCGAACCGAGCGACGAAGAAGAAATCGAAGTATCATCGGAAATGGAAGAAGAAAACGAAGAAGAACAAGACGAAGAAGTCATGTACGAAATCGAATTCACTGAAGACGAAGATGAAGATGAAGACAGCGACGATGGAGCTGACGAAGCTGGTGAAGATGGAGAAGTTGATGAATCCAAAGAAGAAGAGGACGAATCTATGATGGATGAAGCACTTGAAGAAGAGGACGAATCTATGATGGAGGAAGAGGAAGCAGATGAATCTATGGTAGATGAAGAACTCGAAGAGGAACTAGCTGAAGAGTGGGGTTCTAAAAAACACGAGTTCAAAAGACAACACGGTCATAAGACTGGTGATGTTGATGGTCATTACAAAGATTATGAGATGGAAGAAAGTGATGATTTGGAAGAAGAACAAATGGAAGAATCTGTTGATGAGTCTTACAACCCAAAGAAAGCGAGCAAACCCAAAGGTGTTGGAATCGGCAAAGGTCCTAAATTTTCTTATAAAGCAACCAAAGGTGGTTTTAAAGAAGATATGAAACAGGGAGACCCTGACATGGGAACTGGTAAAGCAAAATTCGAATACAAGAAAGGTGCTAATATGGAAGGTAAATCCAAAATCGTAAAAAAAGCAGAAACTAAAGAAGCTGCAAGAACTTATGGAATGGGTTCTAAAAAAGGTAGAGGTCTCAGAAAAGGCATCAGTAATAACAGAAATTTAGTTTTCGGTAAAAATGGTGTAAAAACTGAATCTCTTGAAGCAGAAGTTAGTATGTTGAGAGAAAAAAATGAAGAGTATAGAAAAGCGTTAAATGTATTTAGAGAAAAACTTAATGAAGTTGCAATCTTTAATTCAAATTTAGCTTACGCAACTAGACTTTTCACAGAACATTCAACAACTAAGAAAGAAAAAATCAACATCTTAAGAAGATTCGACAGCGTGGAAACTTTGAAAGAATCAAAAACTCTTTATAAGTCAATCAAAGAAGAATTATCTAAAGGTGAAACTAAACCAATTACAGAGTCTGTAGAAACTAAATTAAATAATACAGTTACATCGGGTTCTGCAATTAATCTTATTGAATCTAAAACTTATGAGAATCCTCAATTCTTGAGAATGAAGGATTTGATGAGTAAAATAAGATAAAAAATAAATAAAAATAAAAAATAAAAAAATGGGAGCATTATTAGAATCAGGTCTTGTTGGTAACATCGGTCTTAAGC